CCGTCGAGATGTCGCCGGAGTTGGACGCCAAACAGGGCGGCCTGCTGAAGGTGTACCGGGACGCCATTGAGTACCCGGCGACGGGCGCCGTGTACCGGGCGTTGTCGTCCGAGGCGTTCACGAAGGAGGGCCTGAACCCGAGCCGCGTCCTGTTCGACGAGCTGCACGCGCAGCCCACCGACGAACTGTGGAACGTGATGAACCAGGGCTCGGACACCCGGGCGCAGCCGCTGGTCATCGGCATCAGCACGTTCGGGAAGAAGACGCAGACCGACGGCGAAGACACCGTCTGCTACCAGCAGTACCAGTACGCCAAGAAGGTCATCTCGGGCGAGGTCGACGACCCGCGGTACGGGGCGCGGATCTACGAGACCAACGACCGGGCCCGCGGCTTCAACTACCTGGACCGCCGGGTGTGGGAGCAGGCGAACCCGGCCTACGGGGACTTCCTCGACCCGGAGAAGATGGCCGCTGTCACCCGGAAGATCAGCGAACCGGACTTCAAGACCAAGCGCCTGAACATCTGGGTCACGCAGGCCAAGGTGTGGCTGCCGGACGGCGCGTGGGACAAGTGCGAGGACGCCGAGCAGGAGATCCCCGATGGCGTCGAAGTCTGCCTCGGCTTCGACGGCAGCTTCAACAACGACTCCACGGCCCTGGTCGTAGTACGCCCCGGTGAGCCGCTGAAGTTTGATCCGCAGGCGCCGGAGCATGCCGATCTCGATGAGGACGAGCGGGACCGTCTGGCCGCGGAGATGAATGCGGGCCTGCGCCGGCCGCACATCGATGTCGTCGAGTCATGGGAGCGGCCACCGAACGCACTGCCGGAGTGGACGGTCCCGATCCTCGAAGTGGAGGCGGCGATCCGAGCGGCGTGCCGGCGTTGGCAGGTGCGGGAGATCGTGTGTGACCCAGCTCGCTGGGCGCGCACGTACCAGGTGCTGGAGGAAGAGGGCCTGCCGGTCGTGGAGTACCCGCAGTCGCCGCAGCGGATGGTTCCGGCGACGCAGCGGTTCTTCGAGGGCGTCATGAACCGCACGGTCACGCATTCGGGGGACGCGAGGTTGGCGCGGCATCTTGGCAATGCCGTGGTGAAGAACACCAGCAAGGGATTCATGATCTTCAAGGAGACCAAGGGCAGCCCCCGGAAGATCGACCTCGCGGTGGCCTCGATCATCGCCCTCGACCGTGCGTGCGCACCACCTGAACGCAAGCCGCAGCCGGAGTTCTGGAGTTGGGCCGACCTGTAGGGGGTGCGTGTGGTGCGTGTTCGCCTGCGCAGGTGGCTGCGGCTGCCTCGGGTGCGTCGTGGCCCTTTGTCGGACGTGGTGGAGGTGGCGGGGATCGGCTGTTTGGTGGGGGCGGCGTGGTGGTGGCTTCCGCTGGTCGGTCTGGTTGCTACCGGTCTCGCCCTGCTTTTCGTGGGGTGGGTGATCGATGATGAGCCTGCTACGTAGGGCTGCGAAGCGGTCCCCTGAGCGGCGCGCGTTCATTCCGCAGTCGTCGGCCGGGGACCCTTGGGCGATCCCGTCCAATGGTTCACTTGCGGGGTACTCGTCGGCCGGGGTGCCGGTGACCGAGGACACTGCGATGCAGTTGATCGCGGTCGCGGCCTGTGTGCGCATTCTGAGCCAGACGGTCGCGGGGCTGCCGTTGAGTGCGGTGCGGATGCAGGGCGAGATCCGCAGGACGTTGAACCCGGCGCCGACGGTTGTGGCGGATCCTTTCGGCGGCACCACCACGACGGCGCTTCTTACTCGCCGGGCCGGCTTCGGGCAGATGATGGTCAGCTTGCTGCTGCGAGGCAACGCCTACGCGGTGGTGACGGCCCGGGACAAGTTGCTGCGTCCGACTCGGCTGCGGATTCTGCATCCGGACCGGGTTCGGTGCGCGTTCAACAAGGCCGGTGAGCGCGAGTACTGGGTCAACCGCGAGTGGACTGACGCCACGGACATGGTGCATCTGATCGGGATGGCGTACCCGGAGTCGCCGACCGGGATGAGCGTCATCTCGTATGCGCGGACAGCGATCGGGCTCGGCTTGGCGGCCGAGGAGTTCGGTGCGGGCTTCTTCGGTAAGGGCGCCCACCTCAGCGGCGTCATCACTGTCGATGGCGACCTGGACCGCGAGCGGGCCAGGAAGATGAAGGAGGCGTTCGAGGCATCCCACTCCGGCCTGGAGAACGCGCACGCGATCGGCGTCCTGTCGGGGGGCGCCAAGTGGACGCCCATCTCGGTCTCCCCGGAGGACGCCCAGTTCCTGGGCACTCGGGCGGCCCAGAATCTGGACATCGCCATGCTGTTCGGGATCCCACCGCACATGCTCGGCCAGGTGGACCGGACCACATCGTGGGGCACCGGCATCGAGCAGCAGACTCTCGGGTTCTTGCGGCACACGCTCGCGGCGTGGATCGGCCCGTTCGAGGATGCCTGGAGCGCAATGCTGCCGAAGCCGCAGATGGCCCGCTTCGACACCGACGATCTGCTGCGCACGGACACTGCCGGTCGGTGGCTGTACTACCAGGTCGCCCGGAACATCGCTGGGATGACGCCGGACGAGATCCGCGCCAAGGAGAACCTGGAGCCGCTACCCGACGGTAAGGGCACCGACCCCTATGCGCCGTTGAACTCGGCGCACACGAACGATCCGGGCTGGGAGCCCGGCCAGCCTGGGCCTGGCGACGAGCCGCCCACGCCTGTCACCGATCCGAGTAAGTAGGAGGCCGCGATGCCTGATCTGTCCGTCCGGGCCGAGCGGCCCAATACTGTTGAGCGCCGCAACGTGCCCTTCAAGGGTGTGGAGCTGCGTGCCAAGCCGGACGGGACTGGCGGCGACACGCTGACGTTCACCGGGTATGCGTGCGTGACCGAGGTCGGCTACGAGATGCAGGACTGGCTCGGGCCGTACACGGAGGTCGTGCGGTCCGGGGCGTTCAAGAAGACGCTGGACGAGAAGGCCGACGTCCCGTTTCTGATCAACCACTCGGGTATGACGCTGGCCCGCACCAAGTCCGGCACGATGCGCCTGGCCGAGGACGACACCGGCCTGCACACGGAAGCCGACCTGGACCCGGCCAGCCCGCACGTGCAGGCACTGCGCTCCGCGATGGAGCGCAAGGATCTGGATGAGATGTCCTTCGCGTTCTGGGTCACCCGGCAGACATGGTCGCCGGACTTCGAGCAGCGGGACATTCTGGAAGTCGCCATGAACAAGGGCGACGTCAGCATCGTGAACTACGGCGCGAACCCCAACACGGCCGGCGCGCAACTCAACTCACGCGAACTCGCCGCCCACCTGGAGCGACTCGGCCCGGACGAGCGCAAGCAGGTCTTCGACCGGCTCGCATCGGAGTTCCCGGCGCCCGCAACGGTGCTGGCGAACCGCGCGCAGCAGCTCGCATGGGCGCAGGCGCGCATGGCCGAACTGCGGGACGGGCAGACCCTCTCGGCGGACACGCTGGCCACACTGCAGGAAGTCCTCGACCTGGTGGCCACGGCAGACGATGCCGTAGATGAGGCGCAGGAAGTCCTTTCCGGCCTCATGGGCGTCCCCAACCCCGACGACGACGCCACTGGCCAGGAGAACTCCGCCGACCTCGACATCTACGAGTACCGCGCCCGCGCACTCGCGCTGTAGCCGCACACTTTCGCCCCTGGAGCGCCCGCATGAGCGACTTTGTCGGCTGGTTCGCTGAGCGAGTTCCGGACGACGACCCCGACTTCGAACAGCGCTGGCCCTACCGCGCCACGCTCCAACTCCGCGGCTTCGTAGTGACAACACAGGGGCCCTGGTTCGCCACCGAGGCCGAATGCGTGGACTTCATCCGCGAAGACATCGTCGGCAAGGGGCTGCTGCCGCAGCGCTGACCTACCCCAAGACCACCCGGAGCCGCATGGCGGTGTCCGGGTTTTCGCCTGCCCGGCCGCCGCGCCGGAGCCCGCGCCGGACCCCGTGATCAGGGGCACCACCCGGGCCACCACCCAGCACCACGGCAGGCACGCCAACCCCATCTGCAGAGGGAGCCACCCGTGAACAAGCGGGACATGATCAAGGCTCTCCAGGAGACGCGTGCCGAAAAGCGCAAGGCGCTGGACGCCATCCTGGAGACCGCACAGACCGAGAAGCGCACCAAGCTCACCGACGAAGAGCGGTCCGCGTTCGACGCCGGCGAGCAGGAGATCCGCGACATCGACGCCCGGTGCGCCGAGCTCGACGAGCAGATCCGCACTGACGAGGCCGCCGCTGAGATGGCCACCCGCTACGCCCAGCCCGCCCCTGAGGGCGGCGAGCAGCGCCGTGCCGCCCCGGGTACCGAGGTGACCGAGCAGCCCGTGTACCGGTCCGGCCCCGGCGGGCGCTCCTACTTCCGGGACCTGTACCTTGCCAAGCGGCAGGGCGACCGGGATGCCATGGAGCGCCTGCGCCGCAACGACAAGATGGTCGCCGAGAAGCGCGCCATCAGCACGACCGCGGGTGCTGGCGGCGAGTTCGTGCCGCCCCTGTGGCTGGAAGAGCAGTTCGTGGCGCTCGCCCGGCCGGGCCGTGTGACCGCGGACCGGGCCGTACACGGTGAGGTGCCGCCGGGAACCGACAGCATCAACATCCCGAAGGTGCTCACCGGCACGGCGGTTGCGGTGCAGGCCACGCAGAACTCCGGGGTGCAGCAGACGGACGCAACGACCGGTAGCGTCGCCAGCCCGGTCATCACCATCGCCGGTGGCCAGACCATCTCCATGCAGCTCGTGGAGCAGTCCCCGCTGAACGTGGACGACCTGATCCTCGGCGACCTCGCCGCGGACTACGCGCAGAAGGCCGACATCCAGGTCATCTCCGGGTCCGGTTCCAGCGGCCAGGCGACCGGTCTGCTGACCCTCTCGGGCACCAACTCGGTGGCGTGGACCCAGGCGACCCCGGCCCTCGGCGGCGCGGGCGGCATGTACGCCAGCCTCGGCGCGGGCATCTCCGCGATCCACACCAACCGGTTCGCCCCGCCGGACTGCATCATCATGCACCCCCGCCGCTGGGCGTGGGCCCTGGCGCAGTCCGACACCTCCAACCGTCCGCTGATCGTGCCGCAGGCACAGGGCCCGAACAACGCAGCTGGCCAGCCCGGCCCGATCATGGCGCAGGGCTACGTCGGCGAGATGCTCGGCCTGCCCGTGTACACCGACGCGAACCTGCCCACGAACGTCGGCGCGGGCACCAACCAGGACGTGATCCTGATCGCCCGCATGTCCGACGTGTACCTGTGGGAGGGCAACGTCCGCGCGGAGGCGTTCGAGCAGACCTACGCTCAGCAGCTTTCACTGTTCGTGCGTTTGTACAACTACGTCTCGTTCCAGCCGGGCCGCTACCCGAAGGCGCTGGCCGCGGTGACGGGTACCGGATCGGTCACGCCGGCCTTCTGAGTCATCTTGCGCGGCCGGGGCCTGGGGGTTCCGGCCGCGCTCTCCTGGAGGGAGCTGCCGCTGTGGCTGGCCCATTCACTCTCGTTCCGTCTGCGGCGCGGACGGCGTCGGGGAACTCCGGACCGCTCGGCCTGGCGGATACGGCTGTCCTCGACTTGGAGGTCGCCGTGACGGCGGTCTCCGGCACAACTCCGTCAATGACGCTGTCCGTCACGTGGTCGGACGACGGCGCGAATTTCGGCGCCCCGGACG